CTGTGCTCGGCAATATCAGCGGCACGACGCGCTCTCCCTACGCGATCTCAGACACCACGACGGTCAACGGCGTGCCATGCGCGCTTGGCTCGACGTGCGCCGTCTCCGCCACTGCCGCAGGTGTCACCATTGGCTCCACCACTGTCACAGGCGGTACGTCTGGCGACGTGCTCGTCGAAGTGAGTGGCATCCTCCAGTCCGCCACCCGCCTCACCGCCGCTCATCTCCCCACCGACGTGTCATACTTCGATGTCGCCGAGACTCGCACCGCCCTGATGACGGTGAACAACTCTGATCTCGCGCTTCTCGGCTCCTCAACCGGCAAGACTACGTTCACGTCGCTCAACGCGGGTGCGTCGAACTTCACTGTCAATCTTCCCGGCTCGACCACGAACGTCCCGATCATCCCTCACGTCATCACGGTCACGGGGCCGACTGCGGCTCGAACGTGGACCGTGCCCGACGCCTCTGTCACTCTCGCCTCTCTCACCACCGCCGACCAGACGCTCTCCGGCGGCGCGAACGTCACGTCGCTCTCCATCGGCACAGTGACAAGTGGCACCACCACCATCGACTGTGGCACGTCACCCCTCCAATACCTCACTAACGGCGGTGCGTTCACACTCGCTGCGCCTGCCGTCGACGGCTCGTGCATCGTCCAGACGATCAACAACGGCTCGGCGGGCACGATCACGTTCTCCGGCTTCACGGTCGGCTCCTCAACCGGTGACGCGCTCGACGTGACCAATGGTCACATGTTCGCCATCTCGATCTGGCGGATCAACGGCACGTCGGGCTATCGCGTGGCGAACTACCAATGACGCGCCGACTTCTTGCTCTCGCCCTCTCGGCGGCGCTCGTCTCGCCTGCGTCTGCGGCGAGCTTGTTCACGCCCGAGACGATCTTCCCCTCCGCCGGTACGGCACAGTTCCCTGGCGACATCGCCACATACACAATGTGGTGGGGCGTGCGCGCGTATTCGGCAGCGGTCGCTGCGACCGGGACACAGAAGGCACTCGACCTTCGCCGCGTCAGCGACAACGCTACCTGCACCGCCCTGATCGGGACGAATGGCGATCTCGATCTCACAGTCGGTACGCCTTGCAACAGTTCCACTCAGACCGTCACGGCGTGGATCGGCGCATCGACGGCGCGCGTGTCTAAGATATACGATCAGACCAACGGCAATGCTTGCAGCAGCGCGTCGTGCGATCTCGTCCAAGCGACAGCGGGCAACCAGCCTCTCCTACACCTAACAGGATGCGGTGGGTCGGGCACCCGCCCGTGTCTAGAAGGAGTATTAGGACAAGGAAGCGGAGCATTAACTGGCGCTAACAACTTTACCACGGGTACTTCACACTCAATAAGTCTAGTCGCCGATCGCTCTACCGGAACTCAACAAATTCAAGAAATATCTGGAGTTATCGGTCAAAGTGCTAAAGCACTGTTCCCACACGTAGCAGGACAGTGGGACTGTGGAGGAACTACCACTACCGCCGCGGATGCTACATGGCACGTCGGCAACTGCGCAGCAGTATCAGGTATAAGTAACACCACTATCAACGTCGATGGAACCGAGACGACGGGTACAAGTTCACAGTCTAGCTTAACCGGAAAACCTACAATCATCCAAATGTCTGGCGCAAGTTTAACGGCAGTGTTATACGCCGAAGGTGGCTTCGCCGACAGTGTTCTTTGGACAGTCGGTACTCGCACCGCGCTCTGTCATAACCAGCGTCTGTACTATGGCACTGGAGGCTCGTGCTGATGTCTCACCTCGACGTAGTATTCAGCTTTATGTGTATCTGCGCGTGGACTTTAGCGACGGTGTTCGGAGGGATCGGCACGTTCTATCTCGTATGCACCATTCTACACCCTGATCTCCATCCGGCGATGATGGCACAGGCGTTTCTGAGCGGCGCAGTTATCCTCACGCTCTTCCGGGCTGGTTGATGTCTGCCGCGCCTTCCCCCTATCGCACTGTCATCGAGGCGATGTTCCGTATCGTCGATAAGAGCGGCGTCGCGTGTGACTTCCGACTCAACGACGTGCAGGCGCGGCTCGACGCGGGCTGGACTCGCCGCAACATCGTCCCGAAGGCTCGGCAAGAGGGCGTCTCCTCCTACATCATCGCTCGGTTCGTCGCGAAGTGTCTGACTGAGCAGAACCGTACGTGCGTCATCATCTCTCACGAGGCCGAGGCCACCACCCGTCTGCTCGGCCGCGCTCACTACATCCTCGAAAACTTGAAGCTCCCCTCCGATGTCAAACCAGTCCTCGGCACGAACTCCCAGAGAGCCATCGTATTCAAAAAGACGAACAGCACTATCTACATCGGCACCGCTGGCTCCCGCTCCTTCGGACACGGCGACACCATCACCGACCTGCACCTGTCTGAAGTATCAAGATACCCTGATCCTGAGAGCATCGTGCGAGGTACATTCCCAGCTGCGGAGCACGGGGAAATTACTGTTGAGTCTACGGGCAACGGTGTAGGTAACTGGTTCCACCGCCAGTGCGTCCGGGCGCGGGAGGGCGTGGGGTTCACGCTCCACTTCTTCGCGTGGCCTGACGCCCCCGAATACTCCATCCCGTTCGCGAGCGAGGAAGCGCGCTCCCACTTCTTGACGGGGGTGCAAGAAGACCTCGGTGAGCCTGCGCTCCTCGCTCGCGGCGTCACCGCCGAACAACTCCAGTGGCGTCGCGAACGCCTCACGATCGACTACGAACTCGACCTCCACGCGTTCGCGGAGGCGTATCCGTTCGACTTCGACGAGTGCTTCCAGTCGAAGGGGTTTGGGTTCTTCCGCCGAGTCAGGTATGAGGAGACCGTCGCATGGACGCGAGAGTCGGCACAACTCCATGTTCTCGCCGGCCATCCCGTCCCCGGCCACATCTACACCATCGGCGCGGACCCCGCTGGCGGCGTAGGCGCAGACAACTCCGTCGCCCAAGTGTTCGACCTCGTCGACCAGCGCCAAGTCGCTGAGTACGCGAGCGGCACCGTCGAGCCGCCGGAGTTCGGCGAAGTGTTGGCTCAACTCGGCAAGAGGTTCAACTTTGCGTACATCAACGTCGAGCGCAATAATCATGGCGGCACTACTCTCGCCCGGCTGCTGGACGTATATCCGGTCTGGCTGGTCCATCGTGGGTCGCGTGGTGAGGAGTCTACGCAACATGTACTCTCGCATCTCTCACACTACGGCACGCTCACGACGGCGTCGAGTCGCGGCATCATCCTCGGTACGGCGCGTGAGATACTCGCGACAGAATGGACGATCCATTCGCCACTTCTGAAGAGTGAGCTTGCAACGTTCATCGAGAAGGATGGCAAAGCGGAGGCGGACAACGGCTGTAAGGACGATCGTGTCATGGCGACGTGTATGGCAGCCGTTGTCGCCGAACGTGCGGGCATCATCGGCTCGGTCGGTGCAGACTGGGAACACGCGTATGACGACTACGAGCGCGTGCGCGAGCGCGACCCATTCTCGTTCGAGGCGCTGTTCGGTGAGCAAGGACGCGAGCGTGAAGTCTTTGGGACTCCGGAGAGGTTCCACTGATGCGCGTGCTTTTCGTCAGCAAAGAAGGTGACGGGCTCGGTGTCGCGCAGCGTCTCGTGCTGGAGGGGCACAATGTCGATGTGTACGTCTCAGACGACCGTTTCAAGAACGCAGGTCGTGGAATTGTTACGCGCGTATCGGAATGGCGTCCTGCCGCGCGTCGTGCTGATCTCATCATCGCCGACTGTGTTGGACTTGGACGCTACGAGGATGACACGCGTGCTCTTGGCCGCCCTTGCATCGGCTTCTCACGAGCCCTCGACACCATCGAGCTAGATCGCCGCAAGGGCATGGAACTCTTCGAGCGCGCCGGGATCAAGACGCCGGAGACGCTCTACTTCGACAAGCCCGCCGACGCACTCAAACTCACCACTCAACACGGCTGGGGCGACGGATGGGTAGTCAAAGCGAACGGCAACATCTCGACGGCGAAGACCGCCGTGGTCAAGGACGAACTGCTCTGGCCGCGCGCCGTGCGCCAGCTACCGCCCGAGTGCAGTGGCATCATCCAACGAATTGTCAGTGGCGTCGAAGTCTCGACGGAGGGCTGGTTCAATGGGAGTTCGTTCGTCAAGCCGTTCAACCACACGTTCGAGGACAAAAGGTTCCTCGCGGGTGACTTGGGTCAGAACACAGGGTGCATGGGGAACATCGTCATTCGGGCGGACTCAAATCGTCTCACGAAGGAGACTATTGAGCGAACAGAGCCATTCCTACGGATGCTGGGCTATCGTGGCCCATTCGATATCAATACCATTGTCAACGCTGACGGCGCGCGGGCTCTAGAAGTCACGAGCCGCATGGGCTATGACGCCGTCGAAGCCCTCTTCGAGGGACTTGACGAGCCAGCGGGCGACTTCCTCTTCGATATCGCGATGGGGACGAAGCGGGAGATGGCACTCACGGCCGACACCATGATCGCCGTCCGCCTCTCCATCCCCCCCTGGCCTATGAGGAGACCTGATCGTGACAGCGGCGGCG